ATGTTGTAATGTTTCTATACAATTTTTTAAATCAATTTTTAAATTTAATGATACATTTTAATCCTAGACAAAATGAGTACATAATTTAATTTTCTTAGAGATTTTATAAACTTTTAGAAATTCAAGAGATTTTATTAATTATGTACTCTTTTTATAAAAAAAATGATAAATATTTTAATAAATATTAATTATCACAATGAGTGAAAACAAAGCTATTCAACTGGGTCTCTGTTGTCTCAATATTGAACTAAGAGAATGTTGTCCGACCGTTTTCTCTTCCCGCAGTGTTATTTTAAAAACGCTTATTGATAAAGGAGTAGATAATTTAAAGAATAAAATTATAGAAAATCTTCAAGATACTCTTATCATGATGGATTGGAATGAAGCAAATGGTATTAAAGTATTTCGCTTGTCCAGCGAAATGTTTCCACATATATCCAATCCAAATGCACCCGATTATGACTTGGAATTTGCCAAAGAATTATTGAAAAAAATTGGAGAAAAATCAAAACAATATAATCAACGTCTTACTTTTCACCCCGGACATTTTAATTGTATTGGTACACCAAATAAAGCTGTCTTAGAACATACAATTAGAGATCTGAATTATCACGCAACAGTACTTGATTTGATGGGTTTGGGAAATGATTCAGTAATGGTAATTCATGGAGGGGGTGTTTATGGTGAGAAAGAAAAAACAATTGAAAGATGGTGTGAAAATTATATGAAAATGCCCGATAATATCAAGAGACGTCTTGTACTAGAAAATTGTGAACGCAATTTCTCCATTGAAGATTGTTTAAAAGTATCAGAAAAAGTAAATATTCCTGTTGTATTTGATACTCACCATTATGAATGTTATAATATAATGCACCCAAGCGAAAAATTAGATATTCCTGATAATTATATTCCTAAAATCCTAGAAACATGGAAGCGTAGAAATATTAAACCCAAGTTTCATGTTAGTGAACAAGGAGCAGGTAAATGCGGACATCATAGTGATTATATTGAGACAATCCCAGAATATCTATTGGAAATTCCTAAAAAATATAAAACAAATATTGATATCATGATTGAAGCTAAAATGAAAGAAAAGGCAATATTCAAATTATATGACAAATATCCAATTTTATCATGTAAAAAATAATATATATGAATATAGTAAATGATTAGTCATATCATAGCAGCAGCATCATTTGGTATTATACCAGTATTATATAAAAGTTTATTATTGATTGATATAGATTCTTTAACAATTTTGATATTAACTAAATTAATAATTGCATTTTTTTGCTTTTCATTGCTATTATATGGAGAAAATTATAAAACAGTTACAAATGATATAATAAAAATAACAAAATCAAATGAAAAATGCCTACACGCAACACTTCTATTTTTTGCGGCAGCATTTGTATATTTTTATGGTCAATACAATTATATATTATTATTTAAAGATACCGAAACAAATATTAGCACAATAATTATAGCATGTTATCCCGTTATTACAATACTATTATCTTATTATTATTTTAACGAAACTATTAATATATATCAATTTATAGGTATATTATTAATATTCACAGGATTAGCATTAATTACAAATAAAGTAAAATAATATGTTATCAATAAGTAAAATGACAACAATTGAAAATAATATATTACTCGCGAAAACAGCAATATTTGAATCCGTAAATCGTACATTATTTACCGCATCAGGTGTATCATTTGCATTATTGGCTAGTACACAAACTAATCTTTACAATGATGAAAACAGTAAAAATGTTATAAGACTAACTGGATTATCAATGTTAGCGCTCACAATAGTTTATGGATTTTACAATATATCCGATTATAAAAACTTTCTAGATAACTATAAAACAAAAGACGATAATTCGGTTATTAATATAAATACAGATAACAACTTACTAATAATGTATTGTTATCTAGTACTATTATGTATTGTATTGGTCGCTAACGTATCAATGATGATGTAACTTTAATACGATTGCCTTTAATGAAAACTACTTCATATTCATTCCATAACATATTTCTATATTTTTCATACATTATATCAGTATGTAATTTGTCACCATAATCTTTTTTAGATTTATTTTTAAAAGTGAAATCAATTCCATGATAGCATTTTAATAAACATCCTATATTCCAACCTTTATCCGTAATATCTTTTGACATTAATATTTCATTATTTTGTGCATCCCGTGCAGAACGTAGATATTTAGTTATAGAAAATTTACCTATTTCAATTAAATAAGTTAGTGCTTCTTTATCTAAACTGAATATATATGTTTGCACATGTGAATGATAAGCGTTATTTATTGTGCTTCCGAATAATTTAATATTATCTTTTAATCCATTTATATAATAATCAGTCCATTTTGTGTTATCTTGTATAAAAGGACCCATAATTGTAGAATTAGCAAAAATGAATTTATCATATTTTTTATAGAATTGGTCCTTCAATAATCCCTCACTCCATCCACCAAAATCCCGCCCAACATTTTTTCTAACCATAGTCATTACATATTCTGGTAGGTTTACTAAATTAAATTTAAAATTTATGTCATTGGCTATAATTAAAAAATCAATATTTTCATCCCGAAAAATACAATGTTTTAAAAAATGATCAACACTGTCATTAAACTTATGAAAGACGTATAAAACTAAAACTTTAACCATTTTAATAATTACAAATATGTATTTATTATTTATATGTATAATTAATCCTAACAAAAGCATTTATAATTATAAATAAAGCGAATAACAATATCAACAATAAGAGTTGCGTAATGTTAACAATTAATGTGTCTAGACAATCTATAATTAGACTACTAATAATATTGTCTTCGTAATGAATTATATCATTCACAATGCTATTGCGTATCATGATAATGTACGATAATTATCATACGAAATCATTTTTTATTTAAAAATAACATATTTATTCTAAAATAAAGAATATTGATGGGTTTGTTTCACTAGCATGAATTAAGTCAGATATTCCTATACTTTTTCTGAAATTATTAATAACATTGTAATTTTGAACAAGACATTTCGCAACCGTATAATATTCTATATTATGTTGTGATAAGAAATTAATAACCTCTTTGCCTTCTTCAATTGGCTCAGAGTTTCTTCCATGAAATACATCATGAACACTTACTACAACCTGTTTTTTATTTAATTTGCAATTTTCTAATAATGGTTTTAATAAATTATCAATAAAATTAATAGCGAAATATGTACTATGATCAGAATCAATAAATAAATAATCAATAGCATTTAAATTCCATGTATTGAATTTTTTTGTTACATCTCCTAATTCAAAATTCCATTCTACGTTCTTATGATTTAATGTATTAATAAATGTTGAACATTTATCAACTATATCATATGATGTTATTTTTGAGTTATTATTTATTTTTTCCAAAGTATCTAACATAATTGATGTAGACCATCCTGAACATGGTGAAAATTCTATAATATGTTTTGGTTTATAATGTAAAATAAACAATATAGTCAATTCGGCTTCAATATCATCATATTGAGGTGTTCCAAAATTATGATTAATTTTCATTTTTTTTCTTAATTCAAATAAAGAATCTCTATGTGTATTGTAAAGTTCTTTCACAAAAATATTATTCATATTTAAGCTATATGTATATTAAATAAACTTAATATTTAAATCAATTTAATATTTAAATACTATTCTAATGCATAATACGGATTTTCATTCAATAGAGATTGCATTTCTTGCTCTTCTCTGCATTCATCGTTATATTTATTTATACAATATACGCAATAATCATATATTCTAAAAAATAAATTGCACGCTAAGATACACATATTATTAATATATATAATAATATTTTTATACCCCCTATGGGACTCGAACCCACAATCTTTCGATTAGAAGTCGAACGCGTTATCCAATTACGCCAAGAGGGTATGAAAATATGAAAAAATGATTTACCTTCATAATTATAAAATATATTATATTTAAAGAATTAAACGCATTTATTTTAAAGATATGACCGATACACAATATATATTACCTGATAAAAACAGACTAGTAGCAGGTGTTGACGAGGTCGCGAGAGGTACTTTTATTGGTCCTGTAATATCAGCTTGTGTCGTATTACCATATGAATTCCCTGATGATAATTATAAACAAATTAAAGATTCAAAAAAACTATCCGAAAAAAAACGTGATTTTCTCGCAAACTATATTAAAGAAAATTGTATAACATATGGAATTGGTGAAGCTTCTATAAAAGAAATTGATGATATTAATATATTAAATGCTACCATTAAGGCTATGCACCGAGCAATTGATATAGCATATAGAAAGAGCAATATTGATTATTTATATATTGATGGTCCTAATTTTAAACCATATATTCCACCCGGATATGATAACGATATGATAGAATTTGAATGTGTACCCAAAGGAGATTCAAAATATTTAACAATAGCAGCCGCATCTATATTGGCAAAGGATTATCATACTAAATATATTAAAGAACTTGTAATAAATAATGAAATATTAAAATTATATGATATACAAAAAAATAAGGGTTATGGAACTAAATCGCATCTTGATGCTATTCATAAGAATGGAATAACCGATTTTCATAGAAAAACATTTGGAATATGTAAAAATTATGCATTTTAATCGCAATCTAATTTACTCCAAGATATACCACATGTTTTAGCTAATTCGCATTTTAATTTATCTTCTCCTTCTACATCTTCTAATTCATCCAATAAACCTGGATATATTTCGTTACATATCAACGGGTTTTTTTCATATGTTTTTTGTTGATCGACAAACAATGACCCTGGGAATGGTGTATTGGTTGGTCCAGAACTACCACGTTTCCAATCACTTTTATAAGCACCGGTTAAGCTAGCATATTTTAGCAATTTATCACTCGCGTTAACCCCATCAATATATTGGTGAAATGTAATATCGTTTCCCTTAGAATCTCTTCCATCTCTTCTTATAACTGCCTCTTTATATACAAAGTGATGTTTGTTTTTCAAAGCCTTTTCATCTTCTAGTTTTTGGGTGGCCGTGCGCTGCGTGTTTGATCCCCCATAATCATCTGATAGTTGAGATGACTGATGATCCGAGCTACCGTATGTATTTGCGAAATATGTTTTATCTTTATTGTTCAATTCTGCTTTCATACTTTTATAGGCTAGTGTTTTACCTAATACATTAGGATCTGGAACACATTTAAACTTTAAA